AATCGACCAAAGTGTTGATAACTGTCTCCCGATCAAAGCCATGCTTCTTAACCATAGCTGTCTGAGATACGCCAGTGCCATACAGATAGAGGATATTAGCCACTTTTTCGGGGTCATACCTGCTCAAACTCTTAATTTGTTGCGCTTCCTTATGATAGGCAACATCTTGTATAGCTGACTTGATCTCGGACACCAGGGCCTTCTTCTCTGGGGTAATGTTTTCTCTATTTTCCACTAAGGGAACACCTATACCATTTAATATATAAGTCAAGTTATAAACTAAATTAAACTCTGGTATGTTCCCATTTGGGAAAATGGGGCTAGACACGCTATCAAGGGGCAATTTTTTCTGAGATGACGTAATATATTAATACAAGTAACATAAAAAAAAATAATGATCCCCTCCCCCGGCCTCTTTGATAGGTCAAAGTCAATAATTTAATCCGTCAAACTTTCGGCTGCGCTTCCGGTAAATAGCACCGTGCTATTCTGTCCGGCGTTCGGCCTTTTATCGGCGCTTAGTTTTTCCTTGGCGGGTTTAACATATTGGACCGGCCTTGCCGAATCTTAAGGGCAAGGATTGAGGACCACTTGCGGCACCTTGCGTCTACTTGCGTCTACTTGCGTCTACTTGCATCTACTTGCGGCACCTTGTCCAACCGGACCAGTTAAGGCCCTAGAATCGCATCTATGGACGCTTACGATCCCTTGTCCGGATACATACCCGGTCAATGCACAAGAATATTGATTTAAACGGCCTTTGTAGGCCTTTGAAATTGGCCCGAAGGTGTTTGCCTATGTAAACAAAAAGAGCCCCTAGAATCGCATCTAAGGGCCCTTCGTATGGTATTGTCTACCGGTTTACCTTGCCGCCTTTTTCATAGTATAGTCGAGCATGCGCCGCGCTAGTTGCGAAGGTGCTTCCGATATAAAGGACCGCGAGAAGTGCCGGTCCATATGATAGCGCTTGGCCCGAATGTCCGGTTCGTTTGAACCAACGCAAACGCCGACTAGGTCCACTCCTTGCGATCGCCAAAAGTTAGGTTCAACCGCTTCGTCTACGATATCACCGTCCGTCAATATAAAGCACGCGTCTGCGTCCATTAAATCCAGTTTTGTTTTGTCCAACGCGTCTTTGATCATTTCCGAACCACCGTCCGGCCGTAGCATTAAGAACGCGTCCGGCTTTGCCTTTGATAGGTTCGCTAGTCGGACCTTTCCGGCGTGATTTCCTTTAGTCAAATAGACCTTAAGGTCAACAAGGCCCGCGTCCCGAAGCTTTGCGAAACTTGCCGCGATTTGACCTAGGCCGTTTCTATAGTCTGCGCCCATACTTCCGGACATATCTATCAATAGATATATCTTGCGCTTGCCATCACTAGGAACCGAAGACCGGAAACAATCTGCGAGTCCGACCATTGCGCGCTTTAAGTAAAGCTTGCCGCGCCGTCCTATTTCGTCCGGTGAAAGCCGCGCTCTTTTAATGATAGGCAATAACTGAGAGAATAGCCTTTGGGTCGTAGCTTTGTCAGTAGGGTCGACCACCGGATACACTTTGAAATGCTCCAGACCTTCCGGACCACCGGCCGCTTCTTTTTTGACGCTTCCGACCTTGTCCGACTTGTCCGAATCTTCGGCAACTGGTTCCGGTTCGCCGTCTTCATAGTCTTCAGGTTCGCCGGTGATTTCGTCTTCGGTAAAAGGTGCGTCTTCGGAAAAGCCGGAACCGCCTTCCACTTCGGCACCGTAGATTTTGACCCACTCGTTTAACAGCTTAAGCATGCCGGAGTGGTCCGAATCTAAAAGACAAATGGCCCGACTATAAAAGCCGCAAATCGTTTTTCTATGCCAGACATAGGTTTTACCCTTTAAGTCGAATTTGATTTTATCCTTTGCCGGAAAAAACCGCTCGACCTTTAGAGTTTTTGACCTTGAAACACGAGCGCCGGAGTCGCGCATCTTTAACTCTAAAAGCGCATTGGTCGGACAAGTAATTTCTTTGCCTGTTTCAATATACTTGTGCCAATAGAAAAGGCCCAAGTCTTTGAAGTCATCCCATAGTTTGAATTCTATGCGGCAATCTTCAAACAGATTCCAAAGACGAAACGGCAAACCCTCTTTTTTCACTTCCGCAAAAAACTTCTTGCCGCGCGGACTATATAAGGCGTGCCCAATTTCGTGCCGGTAAATCTGCTTTATAGCCTTCACTAGATCCTTTGGGTTTTTCCAGACCTTAAAAAGCATTTCCTCTATTCCAGAAAAAAACGAGATGTGGTTTGCGCCGCATTTAAAAGACCAGCACGCAGTGCCGGCACCTTCTTTGACTTGGACCCTAAAGGGTTCGCGAAGCCGCATTCTAGCACGATATAAAATCCCGCCTTTGCGCGTCTTTGTAGTCCGACCGTTGACCGACCTATGCGCGGACCGGACGGCCGCATTCAATAAGATGTAAGATTTCGTTTTCATACTGCAAAGTCTCCTTTCACTGTTTTGATGAATTTATCCAGCACTACGAAACTTGACGCTTTCGAGTCCGTCGTAGTATCGCCGGTATCCATATCCCACGCCGCGCAATGGTCCGGAGTAATTGCGGTCAACTCGCGAGTTATTGACTCAAGATCTACGCCGCCGCAAATGATTGCCTGTTCCAAGCACCGAAAATCCCAACTTCCGAACAAGGAACCTTTTTTGACTAGGTCCCGACTTTCCGACATAGCACGAGAGAAAGCGCCGCAGAAAGTTTCTAGGCCGGCCGAATCGCTCGCGCCGTAAGAAAGCAGAATCATTCGGCAAATATTTTTTGCCATTGTCTCCGTGAATTCTATTCTATGTTTCCGGAACCTTGACCAGAAAGCCGGAACCGGTGCTTCGGCCGTCAAATTAGCGCCGCAAATAATGTGCAAATGCTTTGCCTTGCAAGTGATTGTTTCGAGCACGCCGCCAACGCTTTTCTTGGTCGTTAGCTTGTAGTGCAAAGCGCCGTCTTTTTTAATGCCGGTCAAGAAGGTTAGTAGAAAGGCCTGAGTATCTTCTCGCCATCTCAAGCACTCATCAAAGAATAGCAGAACCGACTTTTCCTTTCCGGCCGCGCGGACCGCTTGCGTCAATAGGCCGTCCACATTTAAGAAACCGCCTTTGTCGTTGTCCGGTGTTGCGCCGCCTATTAAAGAGTCGAGCTCGTCTATTGATTTTGAACAGTTGTGTTCTAAGAATAGGTCGTATTCGGCCGCCAACTCGCGGACCGCGTGAGATTTGCCAAAAGACGGCGGAGATAGTAACATAAGTTTTGTTTCGTTCTCCTCTCCAGCTTTGTAATATTTCACGCATTCGGAAACGATAGGGTTTCCGGACGAAGCGCCGGCAATGGTTTTCAAGCGCTTTGAAACCTTCGGGTTGGCCATTGCGTCCCGAATGATTGTTTCGACATCATTTACACGCCGCGAAACTTTTTCAATTGCGCCGGCAATCTCTTTTTTAATTTCGTCCATATCATAAGAAGGGGCCGCGCCGGTTGCGCCGGACTTGTCGGCCGGTTCGTCTTTTAGCGCGTCTTCGATCCATTCAAGGCACTCATCTTTTTTTAGGTGCTTAGTTTCGGCGCTTTTCATGCCTTTGATTTTTCCGTCTCTTATTAGTAAACGCATAAAGGCCCGAAGCTCGAGCGCGTCCATATCTGTTATTGATTTGTCCATAGTATTTTATTTGATTTTTTGATTTTGAAAGGTCCCGTGAGTCGGAGCCCGTCCGGACATTGGACAAAATAGCACGGACCGGCAAGAAGTTTTTTTTACCTATTTTTTGACCGCTTCCGGAAATGCTATTTTTTGCCGGAATAACCCTAAATGCTAAAACCGCAGTTAGGCTTTGCAGTCGCAGCCTGGTTTCCCGCCTGGCGCTGCTGGTGCTATTTGCTGCTATTCCAGGCGCTGCCCGCACGTTTTAGGCGGTTCGTTGAGTAATTTTTAGGCGGTTTATTGAGCTGTCAATGTATCCATTTTTATAAATGAATACATTTACTTAGGCGGTTCGTTGAGTAATTTTGTTGACATCTTTAGGATAACAGGCATAACACGACAAATGAGTAACAAAAAGTTTTACTTCGATCAGGCGGTTGCACAAGATTGTGGCCTGAAAGAAGCAGTGCTATACGAATACATTAGATTCTGGTGCGAAAAGAACAAGAAAGCAGGGCGGAACTACAATGATGGACACCATTGGACTTACGGCAGTGCTAATACCTTGGCGGATCAATTCCCTTTCTTCACACCTAAACAAATTTGGCTTGGGGTTCGATCTCTTGAGAAAAATGGTTATATAATTACTGGGCGGTTTAATAAAAAAAACTACGACAGAACTAAATGGTATCGTATTTCAGACAAAAAGCTTGTTCCCTAATGGGAAGACCTATACCATTTAATATATAATAATAATTATATAAAGTCTTATACTCTACATTAACTAATACTATACTAACTAATATACCAATGCACATATACGATTACTCAAACAAAGACGAACCTAAATTATCAGACGTTCAATCAGTTACCAAAATCAGAGAAAGTAACTGGATGTATCCAAGTGTTACTACAATACTTGGAATCATTCCAAATACGTTTATAGATATTTGGAAAGTTAAACGAGCAATAGAACTTAAAGGAAATGATCCAGAGTTAGATTACGAGGCGATTGTTCAGATCATGTGGGGTCAACCAATATGTCCCGCCATCGGAAAGAAAATAGCATCATCGGACTTTGGAACTGCGGGCCATGACAGAGTAGAGAAGTTAATTAATGCTCATCTTGATGGAGAAGATTTAGAATCAGATCCTTATGATGAATTTGCTAAGCCGGTTGTTGAGTATATTCTTGACAATGACTTTGAGCCAGTTGCGACGGAAGAACTTATTTCTTGTCACAAGATGAAGATCGCAGGTCGGTTAGATTTGGTTGCAAGAAAAGCAGGAAAAATATGTTTACTAGATTATAAATTTAGAGATTTAACAGGCAGAGACACGGGCAAATTTTATGATAAAGATTGTTATCAGTTGGCTATTGAATCACATATGTATATGAATAGCAGCGGTTTAGATTACAAGCCAGATATATATTCAGTATGTATTTGCAACGCGACCGGGCGAGTCTTTGTAAAAAAATGGACTCAGATGATGCTTGACAGGGGTATTTTTAAGGCCCAAGCTGCTCGAGATTTTTACTTCAAAGAAAACCTATTAATGGGACATTTAATATGAAAATAAATACAAAAGACACAGACATAAATAACATAATGCAGGCGGTATCGTTCGCATTGGTAAGCGCAAGAGAGCACAAGACTGGCTCTTTTTGGGGAGTCAATGAAGACTCTTGGAGAAAACACCTAGAGGATTTAGCTCGGATTAAAATAGAGTTAAAAACTGGAGCAGAAGTTATATTAAAAAATAGCGAATGAACTACGAAGATTATAAAATTGAAATAGCAAAAGTAAGGATTGATCTTTTGCGGGACGAAAGCCTATACACATCTCATCGTATCGAGATGTTATCTGATAAAAGAAAAAACATAAATGAAGAAATAAAAAGCTTGAAACTTTTTATAGAAGAGAAGGAAATGGTTAAACATGAATCAACAACAACGTAAATGGATCGAGGACGATATATACGACCTCATAGCAGAAGTTAAAATAGCCGAGAAAAGCTTGAACGAACTTCTTTGTAATATTGGAACGCTTCTCAGTGTAGTGCATGGAGAAGTTGATGCGAATGATACTTTAAATAAACTGATTAAAAAAATTGAAGATGAAAAAACTAAACTTAATAAATAATTGTTTGTTATATTTTCTTGTAGCATCAATGCAAATCTTGTGGATACCAATTGCCGCGCTTGGTTTTGTTTTTTGGTGTGCTTCTGCTATTATTGAAATAGCTCACATTGAATTGTGCGGGGTTGTCAGCTCAATGCGAAAGAGACTTAAATGATGTATCTCAAGCATAACCAAATAGCGCAGTTTCGTGAGGACTTTACTCCTGAAGAATGCCCGGTGCTATTAAGAGAAAGCAATGATTGGTGTCTAGACCACGATCACCAGACTGGCTTGGTTCGCGGTGTGCTATCCAGAGAGGGAAATTCTTTGCTGGGTAAAGTTGAGAATTTCTATCTTAATATGTGCCGAGGGAAGAAATCAGATCTACCTATAGTGCTACGTGCTATGGCTGATTACCTAGACTTTCCTGCTATGAAGGTTATGCACCCTATAGGATTGACACAACTAGTAAAAAGATTCGGAAGAGACTTGACAGCTAGTGAACAAGTGGACAAGTTAAAGGGTCTTGGGGCTGATGAAGAGAATCTTGATGCCTGCAAGAATGAAAAAACAAGGAAATTGTATTATAGGCAACTATTGATACAATCATACAATAATCAAAATAATGAGTGACGAAGTAATCAAGCTTACTAAAAAGCTACAGAGGATACAATGTAACCTCAAGGCCCCTAAAGGTCAGAAAAACAACTTTGGCAACTACAACTACCGTAGTGCTGAAGATATACTAGAAGCGATTAAGCCTCTATTAGAAGAAAACAATGTTTCCATACTTTGCTCCGACAGGATCGAAATGCGTGGTGAATGTATGTTTAATGTTACTACTGCAATCTTATTGGACTGCGATACCGATCAGCAAATTGCTACAGAGAACTGGGCTATGCACAGCGAATCCAAGAAGGGTATGGACTCAGCACAAATATCTGGGTCTACAGCATCATACAGTCTTAAACGAGCGTTGGGTAATTTATTTGCCATTGACAATGAGAAGGATGCTGATGCTACTAACAAGCACGGGTCTGCATCAAAGGTTTCAGCTGTCGGTCTTATCAATGATGCAAAAACCATTGAAAATCTCGCAAAAACTTGGAAGTCTTTTCCAAAAGAAATAGCAGCTATGCCGCAAGTTATAGCAGCTAAGGACAAACAAAAACAAAAACTAGAAAACAAATAATATGTCAAAACTACTATCATTGAAAATAAACCTAGATAAGGTCGATAAGAGCAAACTATACAAAGGCTCCAAAGGAACTTATCTTGATCTAGATGTCTGGATTAACGACGAGCCTGACAACTACGACAACGACGCTTCTGCAAGCCTTAACCTATCCAAGGAAGAGCGTGAGTCAGGTGCTAAGAAGGTATATGTTGGCAACGGCAAGAAACTATTTGGCTGGGGTTCGAGCACTGACTCTGCCTCTAACGTTGACATTACTGCCACTGCTGAACCGTTTTAATTTGCCCCGAGTATAAGTCCTCTCCTGTTTTAGATTCAGGGTTAAACCTTCATGGTATCGCATTAGGGTTTAATCTTCATCTTACCCCTAAAGCAGGAGGGGCATCTTAACAAAAACTTATTATGAATAGATTATTTTGGGATATAGAAACAAGTCCGAACATCGGATTTTTTTGGAGACCGGGTTATAAAGTTAACTTGTCCCATGATAACATTATCACGGAGCGTGCTATTATTTGCATCTGCTATAAGTGGGAAAAAGAAAAGAAAGTCCATTCGTTGTCTTGGGATGAAGGATGTGACATAAAGCTCTGCAAGGAGTTTATGGATGTCATGCAGAATGCTGACGAGATGGTAGCCCACAACGGGGATAAGTTTGACATGAAGTGGTTTCGAGCTAGATGCTTAAGGCACAACCTTGGGATTCCAAAGGATGTTACCACTGTAGATACACTAAAGTTATCACGAGCCAATTTTGAGTTTAACTCTCATCGCTTAGATTACATTGCAAAGTTTTTGCTTGGATACGGAAAGATTGACACTAGCTTTGGACTATGGAAAAGAATAGTGCTAGATGGATGTGAGAAATCAATGTCCCACATGGTTCGATACTGTAAGAGAGACGTAGTCATACTCCAAGAGATTTATGAATACATAGCAAAACACACAAAGATGAAGACCCACGTTGGGGTTCTTAAGGGCCATGATGGTTGGACTTGTCCTTCTTGTGGTTCTAGCCACGTAATTAGAGACGGCAAAAGGATCGGAGCAACTGGCGTATCTCGCCAAAGGATGCAATGTCAGGACTGCGGTCATAAGTATCTCATTTCTCAGGCTAACACCGCAAAATACGTGGAACATATTTTAGATAAGAAAGAGAAAGAAAATCAAATCAAAAGAAAAACAAAAAATAATGGTAAAAGAAATAACAAAAAGAAAGAAACCAATTCACGCTAATGTTGAAGCAGAAAGAATTTTAATTGGATGTTGTTTATTCCCCGACAAAGAGCAGTCGGTTGATGCTTATGACAACATAATACAAATCGTTAACGATAATGATTTTTACGACCGATCGAACAAGATATTTTTTACTAGCATAAAAGAGCTTCACAACAAGGGTGAGGATGTAAATGATATCAGCTTGTATGAAATGCTTCGTAAGAAGGATCTTATAGATGAGGTCGGAGGTATGCCTGCTATTTTTGCTATATCTAGTTTGTGTGAGAGCACCATGCAATCTAAGGCTGCCGCTAAAATCGTCAGAGAGCGTAGTAACGCCAGGAAAATTGTGCGTAGTTCACGTTTAGCAATAGAAAAGATAGACGCAGGTGCTGATGCTGATGAAGCTAAAGCGTATGTTGAGTCAGAGGTGGCTAAGATCGACGGGTTCCAAGATGATGATGTGTCCTTGGGCAATGTCGGGTCAGAGTTCATTAGCCAAATCCAATCAATGCAAGACGGGACATACGCCCCAGTGCGGATTCCTACTGGTATAAAGTCTCTTGATGCAAAGCTCCCAGAAGGTGGTATTGGAAAGGGTGAAGTGTTTGTTATCTCTGCTCCAACATCCTGCGGTAAATCTCAGCTTGCTTTGAATATAGCATTGCGACTAGCTATTCGTGACAATAAAGGTGTAGCGTTGTTTTCTCTAGAGATGCCTCCAGAGCAAGTGTTTAAACGTATGGTGCAGATATCATCATGCTGTAACATCGAAGAGGCAAACAATAGCACCGACAAGGTAGAGGCTTTTAAGCCCATCGTAGAGGCTACTGAGAAGATCAAGAAGTCGCCTATATATATCTACAATCATATTAGGAACATGAACGACCTTAGAGCCAAGTGCAGGAACCTGAAGAGGAAGCACGGAATATCTATGATAGTCATAGACTACTTGCAGTTGATACCTTGGGACGGCAAGATGCAGAAGCACGACGGGATAGCAGAGGTCAGTCATAGCATAAAGCAGATGGCTATGGAGCTTAACCTTCCAGTGATACTACTAGCTCAGGTAAATAGAGAGGGCGCGAAGAGAGGTAAGTTATCTATATACGACCTGAAAGACTCGGGTGACATTGAGAACGACGCTGATGTTATTCTGATGATGTGGCCCACTTGTTTCGACATGGCTAAGAGCAAAAAACTTGACAAAGCAGGTAAGCCATATATTGATTTATCATACAGTCTCGTTAAGAACCGAGAGGGTGAACGAGACGTTGTAGACAAGTTTATATTCGACAATTCAGTCGGCAGGATTTACTAATTTTTATTGGGAGAGGGGTAGCGGTAACGCCCCCACGGAGTTTTTAGATTATTTATACTCCGCTTTGATCTCCCTACTTTTTCCTTTGAACAGATACAAGATCACCTACGTAAACTTTGACATGAAGGAAGGTGAGAGCTCTGTCGCATCGAAGTGGGCTCACGATGAGAAATCCGCAGTTAGGTTGCTTCTTGCAAAAAACCCAGACAAAAACGGGTATTGTGTGTTTAAGAGAGGAGGAAGCGGCAGGATTCTTAATGTAGAACAAGCTAGTTTCCTTGTTGTGGAGCCGGTGCGCTCATCTCTCCGCGACGAATAGCAGCTGTATCTTGTTCCATTGCCAAGTTTCCGAGGTTAGCTAATTCTTCTTGTATGTAAACAGACAACTCTGGATGATCTCTTGAGTATAAAGCCAAAGCTTTTAATCCTTCGTCTGTAGCCATAAAAAATGGTAACCACTGCCTAAATACCATAGCAGCTTCGTCAGGTGTTTTTCTTGATAGCACCTGTTTTAGACCTGGCGTAGCAGCAAATCTACCATATAGGAATCGACCTACGTCCGGCAATAAATCTCCTATTACGAATGTTGTCTGCATGCCTCCTGATCCAGGTGAAATAACAGGGCGGACACCAGGTAGTTTCCTGGGTTCAGCGGTGCTATATTTTGCTACCCTTGCGATCGCCTCCATGTTTTCAACCCATTCTTTGCCCAAAACTTCTGTTGCAACCTTTCGGATCTTAACATCTTTTAATTTTGTTAGCATTATATCAGCGTCAAACAATGGTTTCCCCCTGCTAGTAACGGGATAGCTAACCTTAGTGGGCTGAGCTAATTCTACTATCTCTGTAGATAGTTTATTTCGCAATGTAGCTAACCCAAATTCTGGCGAAGACCCTTGGATCACCTTTACTAATGCTGATATTTCATCAGAACTGTAATTAAGCAAAGAACCAACAGCTTCCATTGCATCTTCCGCCGACAGATTTCCTTGTTTTTTGATTATAGCTTGGAACAGTTTGTTTTGTTCTTCTGTCGCTAATTTGGCAGCAGCTTTTATTTTTGATTCTGCTATTTTTAAAGCGTTCTTTGCCTGCGTCGGTGTTCCCAAGGAAAGTATTTCCCTGAAAATAGCATCGTCAATTTCTAAAACTTTGCCGGTTGACCTAACTAAATCGTTTAATTGCTCAAAAGCTTTTACCTTAATCTCCCAATTTCTAGGAAATAGCACGCTCATAATGTCATTATTAACATTAATCTTCATTCCTTTTCCTAATTTAACCGTTCCGTTAAGACCTATACTGGATAAATAAGATGTTCTAAGTTCTGCTGTAGCTTCTGCTTTAGTAAAAGCTCCGGCAAACGGTGCGTTTTCTGGCAAAGCATTTAAAACTTCTCTTAAGGTTTTAGGGTTAGAGAATATTTTATTCATGACAGCCTCGCCGCCCATAACCGTATATGCTTCGCCTGGTATATTCCCATATCCACTACCAAAGTCTGGTTTTATAAGGGGCTTTACGTCTGATCTAATAAACTGTCCGTATTTACCTCTATAAAACTCGTTGGCTTTACTTAAAGCTTTTTGTGTTTCTGTTCCTTTTAGGGCTTTGTCTCGGACTCCAGTAAGTTCTTTGCGCATAAGCCTGGCAAATCCAGCAGAATTTCCAACGGCTTTGATGTCTCCAAAATCTGCTCTTTCTGCATATTTTTTAATTACATCATCTAACTGCTTATATGACATAGTCTTAACTGGAGTAAAGTCTTTCATGCCACCCTTAAACTCTAAAGGTAGCTTGTCTCTTAATGCTTTTAATACAGCTTCGTCCGAAAGACCAGATTTTTCCATGGACGTAGCAAAAGCTCTAGCAGCGTCTACATCTATTTCGTCTAGCCCGGAACCACCCTTGGCTATGGCTCGCCTCATAGCACCTAAGACGGACTCTACATCGTAGAAAATACCTTCGTCGGTTGCCCTTGCAGTTACATCCTCAAATAATTCTCTTTTCTTTTTTTGAGCAGTATTAAATGAATCTTGTAGTCCTTTTTGTATTTTATCTCCCGATGGCCTGCTACGATACAAACGCTCAGTTCCACCCATTCTTTTTAACTTAGTCTGCAATATTTTCTGCACCGCATTCTGCAATTGAGGATCAAATGCTGCTACGTCGTCACCCAACTTTGTTAATTGTTGGGTTAGTTTATCTCTAGCAACTTCTACTACCTCTTGTATTGGTCTTGGTGAACCACCATTAAGCGCGCTTAGCATAGTATCTAGTTCATCAATGTTGTTTTGATACAACTTTCTAATAGCAGAACTATTTGCACTAGAAGCTTTTTCCGTAGCAGCTCCGGCCCTGCTACTTAAACCTCCAAGACCAGCATCTAGACTTGGAACTAACTCAGTCCCGTCGTCTAAGACTTTAGTAAAATTAGTTTTTAAGGTTTCTATGTCGCTTCGTAGCAGTTTTGCTACATCATCCGCACCTGACCCAGCAAAGCCACTTAGCCATTGACCACCCCGGATCATTGCCATTTCGGGAACAAAAGCAAAAGCTGATTCTACCCCTCTTCGTTTGGCAATTTCTGCAAAATCAGGAACGCTTCCGTCAAATTTTGCTACCGCACTGTCTTGTAGCACACCAGCTCCAAAATATGTTCCTGCGGAAACAGTTGCTAATGCAGCAGCTGAACCCCATCCGGCAACAGCCAGGGTTGGAAGAAGGATTGGGGCTGCAACTGTAGCAATTGTAGCAGCGACTATAGGAATAGCAGCTCCAGCACCAAACTGCGTAATATCACCAAAATCTAAACCTTCTTCGTTTACATATTTGTATTTGGCGTTCTGCCCTTCACCCTCAGTCTTTATTATAAGCCTATAACTACCATTTACCGGGACGGCTTGCACGTTTCTGTAACCATATTCCGTGCGAAGATGGTCAAGCTTTTGACCCATAGTGGGCCTAAGACCCAGTGCTAACCTGTCAGAATCACTTATGCCACTGGTAGCATCTATATTCCCTATGGGAACCCGAAGCTGTAATGCCGTGTTTCTTTCAAGTCTTTTAACAGCGGTAAAATCGTCTACATCCTTGCCGAGGGCATCTTTTTTATAAGATCCATCCAGCAGTTCTTGACTGGCTTCGACAATAGATGCTCCTATCAGCTCTCTAGCAAGAGGTTGACTTAGGGTCTGATTACCAAAGTATTGAAACGAATCACCAGTTACGGGATCATTGATATTTATCGGCATATTACTTTGTTTGTATGTTACTTATGTTTCCTGAGTAGGCTTCTGTTTCAGCGTTACCACCTCCAAAGAAATCGTATATCTTAGGAGCTACATATGATCCAACTATAGCAGGAATGCTTTGGGGGCTCATCATTCCCATTCCTACCATAGCAGCGTTTTGTTGATTTTTAGTATTTTGAGCTGACCTTGCCTCTTGTTTTTGGTTAAAGTTCTTTTCTCCAGCTGCTATACTTTGCTCTTGCCTTTCGGCAGGACTCATTGGGGCGACAGGTGCTCCTCCATCTGGCCCAGATATGGTTGTGACGGCTGCCTGCGGAACTCCTACGTTATCTACAAAGTATCCATTTCTCGCTGCAATATCTATGCCCACTGATTGGGTTGTTTCAAAGTCGTTTATATCTCTTAGTATTGTAGATATTTGACGCTCTGAAATTCCTCCTTGACTATTAACGGCAGATACGCCATAAGATTCAACCATTGATGCGTAGGTTTTATATGCAAGTTTATTTCTGTCGTAAACATATAAATTAACTGCGTCCTCTAGGTCGCCTGACTGTAAATATTGATCTATAGAACTCGCCTTGTCCATAAGAGCTTCAAATTCTTTAACAGCTACTTGACCCAATCCAGTCGCTCCTTGTTTGGAGTTATCTTTTAGCGTTTGCATTGTTGAAAGCGCAGAACTAGATGTAAGCTGGCTAATAGCTTTCTTCATTTCTATGCTTGATTTACCATCAACAGGCATGAGGTCAAGACCTATAGCAGCAGCCCAACTGGGTATGGCTCCAGAGGTAAAGAATCCAGCGTTAGATTTAACTCTGTCTGCCGCGCTTTGAACAATTTGTGTATCTGCAAGAAGGGCAGATAGACCAGATGTTTCTTTATTGTAAGATTCTCTAAACTCTTTTTTGAGTGTTGCTTTTTCCTTGCTTGTAGGCCCAGCAAATACAACACCTTGTGCAATAGCTGCTTCTGTTTGTTCTCTAGCGTCGTCCAAATCGTTTCCAGCCGCATACAATTGAGCCGTGTATGAGTCAGCAGTTGGCAAGTTTTCAAAATTACCATCTCCGTTTACATACTCGTTTAACTTTCTTTTTAAATCTATTCCAGCTTGAACTCTTTGTATTGCCGTCCCTTCGCTTACACCATCAGCAACTTGTTTTGCAACTTCTGGGCTGTTCATGGCTTGAGGAGAGGCTACTACCCTGTTTCCCTTAGAGTCCGTAAAGAACGGTGCATTAGGGTCTACCTCTGGTGTTGACCCGGGAGCCGCTACGGGGGCTTGTGCAGCCGCTGCAGGGGCCTGTGGGGCAAATGGGTTATTATCAACTAAGCTTTGCCCTGTAGGAGCTGTAGGGATGGGCGCAGGTTCGGGTAATGCTAGCCCAGTGACTGGTCGATTGACTGGATCACTGGGATCACTTGCGTTAATAGCAGCAACTGGAGGAACACGAGTGCCACCTCCGCCTTGCATACTTTGTGCGGGAGCCTGTTGATTACCCATCAAAGCATTTATAGTTGCTTGTCTAGGATTAGCACCAGGGTTTTGCAAAGCTTCCAGCTCCGCATTAGCTAAATTCATGTCAGATGTTTGTCTGAGCGCACCTGCCTCAGATTGTGCTATTTGAGCCTCAATTAACTTATTTTGAAGACCACCAGATTTTGACTGTTGTTCTGCAGTCATCTGTTTTTGAATAGAACCCAGATAAGACGATATAACAGAATTATCTTCTAACGTAGCACGTCCCTGAGTGGCTTTTTGATAAGCTTTTTGTATGCGGGGAGGAGCATTATTTAAAGCATTTAACAGATCTTGATTTTGATCTATAGCACCCATCCAAGCGGCTTGAGCATCATTGGAAGTCCTGTTGTTCATTTCCACCTCAGCCAAAGAAGCCCGTATGCGAGCATTTTTTTCTTTACTTGCAATTAATTCTTGATCTTTACCGCGAATAACGGCATTTGTCAATTGACTGTAATCCGCCCTTGCGACGGTCGGATCTAACATTCCTCTGTTTACTTGAACCATAATTTTTTCCTTAATCGTTAAATAGATTTCCCCATGCTGTGGCAACGGCTTTAGCAACGGCGGCTGCGGTATCTACGGCTGTTGATACAACGGCAGAACCAGCGTCAACTGCTGTTCCAACAGCTTCGCTTCCAATGCCAAAAAGAGTATCTATAGTAGAACTAGAAGTAGCCGAATTATAATCATCTGTATTTAAATAATCATCATAAAACGCATTGCCACTACCGATACCATACGCATCAAATAGTCCTTGTGCAGTTTGATAGCCTGATAGACCCGCGTTGAACTTGTCTATCTCATCCTGGAAATCAAGAGTATCAAAACCAGTAAAGGTATCTTCATTGAAAACAGCTGGAGCAGTATTTCCTCCTGGAACAACTGGAGTAGTAGTTCCTCCTGGAACAACTGGAGTAGTGGTTCCTCCTGGAATAACTGGGTTAGTAGTTCCTCCTGGAATAACTGGAGTAGTAGATCCTCCTGGAATAACTGGAGTAGTAGTTGCTCCTGGAACAACTGGAGTAGTAGTTCCTCCTGGAATAACTGGAGTAGTTCCCCCGGCAGGTATCGCTGGCAATGTGTTTCCTAGCGCTGTTGCAGCGTCTCCCGCAATGCCAAACACTTCTCCTAGTCCTGACCCGACACTACCAGAGTTAGCTAAGCTATCTGAAATGTCCGTAAATACTCCACCCAAGCCTCTTATGGTTGTAAATAATCCAGCAACCGTCGTCAGTCCGTTATTAAACTGATTCATTGCGTTTTGCACCTGATCTACCAATGTTAAATCATCACTTCTTTGGGCTGCTGCTATTGCTGCTGCATAAGCCGCTTGAGCCCTTGCGTTATCCATCGCATTTTGAGTATTCTGATAGTTTTGTTGAGCTGCGCCAGCTGCATCAACAGAGCCATATACGGGACTAATTGTTTTAGGGCCAGCTGGGTTGTAACCTCCACCTAGTAACAAGCCTGGTATTTGACTGGTAAAGTCACGACTCATGTTAAAGGTGTTTGAACCTGCCGCTTGAGCCCTCGCTTGTCTGTCTGCCCTAGCATCTTCTGATCCAATAAGACGCTCGTATAGCATACTAGGATCTCGTTCTCTTCCCTGCAAGGCAGAGGTTTGGAAAGCATCTTCCGTAATTTGAGCTTGCCTTGAAGTAGAGAAGTTACCCATTGCTTCGTTATACAGCTCATCTGACATTGCAGATTGATATTGTAGTTGCCTTCTGGCGACTGGGTCAGTGCCATATAATGCTTGTGCGTAATCTGTCCCGTAATCTTGAAGTAATCCCAAGTCAGAGTCACGCTGAATTTGCCTTAGCGTATTGACCAGATTTTGATCGTCTCCCGCAAGAGTGGCAGTCCTGTCAAATGCTAAGCCTTCAACTTGCCTTTGGTATCTGTCTATTAGGTTCTGGGCATCGACCTGAGCTAGTCCTCCACCCCTGTATCTATTTGCTACTTCATCCCCATAAAGAACTTTTAACAAACCAAAAGTGGGATCAAACTCATCTCCGTAATCAACGTCTCCGCCTGGAGCATTAGGATTAGTGCCACCAGTAGTAAATCTAGGATCTAAACCAAGGTCACTATCATTGTAGCCAGGCTGTCCCACTACAGGTGAAGGTCCAACAGGATTGGTTGCAGTTGCTACAGGGCCAGGCTGTCCTATTATAGGTGGAAGTCCCGTGGAACCGGTTCCAGTTGCTACAGGGATAGTTGGAACCGGTCCAAATCCAGGAAATCCACTAGTAGGATTTGCGGGAGCAGAGCTACCGGGGACAACTGGGGCAGTAGTTGTAATGGGATCTTCTAAGCCAGCGTTGTATTGTTCTCTAGTCCCTTCAATCCAACCGAATCCTGCGTGAAAACTATATCCATCTCCGGGAGCCGTAAACTCTTCATCGGTGTCTGGGTTGTAAAAAGTTATACCGTTAGTTAAAAATCTTTCTTCGGCAGTTTGGTTAGAAAATGAATAATCTACATCTCCGGGCCTGAAAATTCCTTCGGGATAATCTCTAGATTGACCATCATTCCATTGGTATTGTGGGTTTTGACCAGTCTCAGACCCTGTTGTGTTACTTGTAATAGTAGCATTTCCACCAGCGCCCGTAATTGTAGGGGTCATTACATTCCCTTGAAAGTCAGTTGTTTGAGTAGATCCGTTAGGAAAATAAGTAGTCGTTAGTCCGTCAGTAGTTTTGACAGTAGTAGTTGTTTGTCCAGCAGAATTAGTAGTCCAAGTAGTTACTGAACCATTTACACTATCGCGGCGTGTTACAACTGAATCCCCGGTTTGAGAATTGGTTCCAAATTCATCTACAGATCCATTATCATTAGTAACTGTTTCAGTTACAACAATGTTAGGATTATTATCCGTCGCATTATTATTAGAGTTGTCTCCATAGTTAATTATGTTGCCATCAGCGTCTATAAAATTATTGCCTTGACGATGCGTAAGGGTCGTGTTGCCGTCGGAGTCTTTAATTTGAGTGCTATAAAATTCCGAGCTGGGGTCATATCGTTCATTAATTTCATTTCCTGTTTCGGGATCGTTCCAAGCAGTAGTTATTACTCCAGTCTGAGCATCAGTGTGAACCCAAGTAAAATTCCCGTCTTCATCTAGAGTCAGGGTTGTTACGTCACCATTTGCGTCAGTGCCGGTCTCGGTAGTCGTGCCCGCGTCGCCTTCTTTTAAAGTCGGAGTAAGGACATCTGGCATTGAACCAGAATTTGTTGTTGCTCCAGGGCCTGTTGTTGCTCCAGGGCCTGTTGTTTCGACAGGGAATGCTGTTCCAGGGCCTGTTGTTTCGACAGGGTCTGTTGTTGCTCCAGGATTAATTGAGTCGAGACCTTCAGTGTTTCCCGAGTAATCAACTCTTTCCCAACCCCTAGTAATATGGTTCTGCCAAGTGTCTCCCTCTCTTATTCGGTCTGAATCTATGTTTCCATAATCTTTAATTCCAGTTTCGTCCTCTACGGCTTGATTTGCTACAACTGCAGCTTGAGCATCCGTCATGCCTGGGTTTTCGGCTTTAGCTTTATTTAAAGCATCAACATATAGATCGGCTACGTCGTCAGAAGTTTTAAATTGTTCTTTTCTTTCTTCCTCATCATCTGATAATGGTTCTTCACCCTCCGAAGCTCTTCTTACATTTTCATAAGCTAATTCGCGAGCTTCTTCATCGCTCATCCCCTGTGCTTTATATTTCTTAAAATCGTCAGAATACCCCTTAGTTTTTTCTTCGTCAGTCGTTAGATCCGGCCTTGTCTGGGGGCCGCTGTTGTTGTTATTGTTATTGTTATTAGGATCTGTGTCATCATCGCCGCCTCCGCCGCCGCCTCCGCCTCCGCCGCCGCCGCCGCCACCGCCTCCACCACCACTGTCAACTGCTTCTCTTGCTTCTCTTGCTCTTCGCTCTGTATTCGTTTCTCCAGGAAGATTAGTATGACCACTGCCAGGTTCATCGTTTAATCCTGGGCCATCATCATCTGTTTTGGTTGTTGGAGGAGTATAGTTTCCATCTTCGTCAAAAGTGCCGCCTTCATTAAATCCTTCTTGTTGCCTTAATCCATCATCATTTGTGTAACAAGTGTATGGCCCTTGACTATCATAACACGTAGTTTGATGGGGAGTATCTTCGCTATATTCACTGTTATATTCGGGCTGCCAGTTAGTGCGATTTTCAGGATCAACAGGCCCAGTCTCATCAGGTACAAGACCATCGTATGCGCCCATCTCAGCTATCGATTCCTGTTCGTCTTTATAAGCGCAAAGGTCGAGGTCAGAGGTTCCCCACTTAGCTTCGCAATATCTTTTATTCTCAAAGATTTGCTGCTGTTCCTCATTATACGAATCTATTAAAGCTTGCTTCTCACTTTCAACTTGGTCTAAGCGACTTCTGATTGGATCATACCTATCCGACCATGTTTGATCATAAGCAGCTACATCATCATAATACGATTCCTCGGTCGAATCCTCGAGTGCCTCCTCAAGTCCATCATAGTAGGTCTGATTCTGCTCGAGATTTAGCGCGTCGATTTCTTGCTCAATTGCCGCTATTTGGCGGTCGTATTCGGCAAGTTGATTTTGATATTCTGTTTCGGGATCCATATTGTTATTATTATTTCCGTTATTATTTCCGGTATTTCCTGTATTTCCTGTATTTCCTGTATTTCCTGTATTTCCGGTATTTCCGTTGCTTTTGCTGTTTTCAAGGTTTTCCATCTGATCTCTTAAGTCAGACAATCCAGAAGTATATTCTTCACCAAAGGCATCTTGTGCCGCGTTCCATTCCTCGACACTGTTATAATCTTCAAGCTTAATGTTTTCTAAACCATTTATGTAATCATCGTCGCCAAAAAGATCATCATACATTGATTGATATTGAGATTCTAAATCATCAATTTGATTGTTTATCTCAGCATCTGGAAACTGCTCGTCAAAATATTCATCAATTTGTTTTACCAAATCTTCATACGTTGGAGGATAATCGGATGTTCTATCTAAATAATCTTGGACTTGCTCTGGAGTTGCATTAAGCACATCTTCTGCAAGTTGATTATAAGCAGCTTGCGTATAAAGTTCCTGTAAAGCTGCAGCTCGTTCTTCTGGACTTGCTTCTGGCGTAAATTGCCCAAAAACGCTTCCAACCAAATCGCCCACAACAGGAATATTGCCAATAAGATTGTCGTAGATGCCTTCTACGATTTTTATTGGATTCGCGGCTAAATCTAAAATATTAGCTGCTCCTCTGACTGGATCTGACACTTCCCCTGAAAGAATTGTTAAGTCGTCGAGTGTGATCTCATCGTTGCCAATGCCCTTAATTATTCCAAACAGTCTATCTTCGGCAAGAAGATCCCTTACCTCTTGCCCATCGTCAGGGCTTAAAGCATCGGAAACCATATTCAATATTGGATAAAGAATAAATGCTACTGGGATACTCATTCCCCCTAAACTAATGGCTCCTAAACTTGAACTTTGGATTCCAAGCTTAATTACGTTTTGAGCAATTTCACCTCCAAAATACTTTTTGTATTCAAAATTAATTTCTTTTGCAGTGCTTACAGTCCCGTCTGTGACCGCTGAGGTAAACTCTGCGATTGCCTGCAAAACACCCCTGTCGGTCGAAGCGTATTGCGGGTCTAAGCCTTGACTTGTATAATAATCATTTATTTCTTTTTCCGTTAAAAATTGTTCATTATAAAGAAAATCATTTACTATATCTTGGTTATCCTGCGTAGTTGCCAACGGTGAACCAAATCTAGCGGCATTAACGTGCATTGGGTCAGCAAACATCCTTTCCACAAAACCCATTTGCGAATTGTCGGTATAATCAAAATTGTTTGCGTCGTCGTCAAAAGCATCTAAAAGCGATGATCCTATTTGTGCTTGAGCTTCGCTTAAACTTCCATTCATAGAAGCGGCTTGTAGGGCAATTTTAATCCCCGTAGACATATAACCATTAGTTCCGTCAAGTTTGCTCTGAAGCTCTGGCGGGACAAATGTTTCGTAAGTTCTACTTATTAAATGCCCAACATTGGGCAAATTCATAATTTCTAACCCAGCCTGACGCTCAATTTCATTGAGGATAAAATCATTGGCAGCTAATCCATCTAATCCTCCTCCGGTTACGGTATTAACTATATCATTAAAAGCAGCGTCTCTGTTTGTTTGAGCCCCATACCTTGGAAAAAGTAACTCGTTGATTTTTTCGCTAACCTCTCCAGACAATTCTTTACCTTCAGCGGTATTTCTATAATTGTAAAGATCGTATCTTTCTGAGCTAGTTGTCTCACCGGGCAAAGTAAGAGATTCTAAGAAAGTTTTTTCTCTATCTAAGGGTGTAGTATTTCCCAAAGCTAGAGGTACGCCTGGGGCTATTGGTATTGGTGGGGCTACTGGAGACATTTTTATATAAATCTATACAAGATTTCCGAGAAACAAAGTCATGATTTGTCCAGCGTTATTGTAAAACAAATTGACTTTGGGAGTTCCCGCTACATCAATGCCAATTGTAAACATTCCCTCGCCTAACAATCCATTAGTTTCGGTTCCAGCGGGTTGTCCAGCGTTGGCGGTAGGAACAGCGTAAGGATTTTGACGGGTAAATGAAACCATGCCATCATTTTGGGCTCTAACAGATCCAGTTCTATTCCCAAGACTATCCATAGATCCAAACTCAGACCCGCCAGTGCCATTGTTTTTTAAGTTTCTGCCTATTGCTATTGTATTATTTGCTAGAGCTTCAGCTTCGTGACCAATCGCCAGTGCGTATTCAGCCGTAGCAGTTGCATTGCTTCCTATTGCTATTGAACTTGTTCTAGTCGCATAAGCATTGTTGCCAATACCTATTGCATTGGTTCCGGTTGCTCGAGCGATACTGCCTATTCCAATTGAACGAAACCCTGTAGCTTGCGCTACAGGCCCTATAGCTACTGCGTTTTCCCCAGAAGCAATAACTGATTGGCCCAAGCCAGTGCTATTGCCGCTAGAAGCTCTAACATTTCTTCCAATGGCGATAGCCCTTGTTCCCGAAGCCACACTAGCTGAATTGGAATTTCTATCGCTCTGGATATCTAGGGATTGATCTCCTCTTATGCCTCCAGTTTTATCTCCTCCTACGTAAGCCTCTGTCCCCACGAGTTCAATTACTCCTTGTATGGGAACCGCAAGTTTTGGTTTAGTAATACCGCCATCTCGAACAATCACTGCTCCTGATCCATTAAGTTGCGTGGTAGCACCATCAACAACCGCAGATGTAAACGTGGCTTTACTTACCAAGTTGTTTAGATTTGTAGAAGTTACAGTGTCGTCATCAGCGTAAGGAGTTTGGATTGATAATATGTCTGACATTATATTGCTGTGTTTGTGGAGTTAAATGATATACCTCCGGATGTTTTAATTGATTTTATTCTAGGTCTCCCTGAGAAATTATTTAGAGTAAACTGAATTGCGTAAGCTCTACTATTACCTATTCTACCACGGATGGATACATCTTCGTTTTCAGGCAATGGGCCATCCTTTAATCTTGAAGCTAAATTTCCCAAATTTAAGTTGTAATCTATGTCTGTCGTCTCTGCTAAAATATTAAAATCAGATGCTTCATCGGGAGAAGACTGGACTTGAATTTCAAACGTATTCCATTTTTTCCTATCGGTAGTTCCAATTGTAAAGTCTCTAGTTGTTAAACTAGCTTCAATAGGTTGTGTTGTAATTAAATTTGAACCTGAAGGGTTAGAAGAAATTCTATCAGTTGCGTCATTTCTGCTTTCTAGCAAGTGAACTCCACCAAATGAATTTACGCAATATACTCCTCTTTTATCTCCTTCTCCAGCAATAATTAATTTTTCATAATCGAAAGATGGAACCGAGTCAATAGACTCCCATTGTTTATTTATAAAATTGTAAATTAAAACTACATTGTTCTTTGTAGCTATAACTGGCTCGCCCGAGCTATCGACAGAATTTAAAGGAACTGCAATGTAATATTTGTTGTCAAAGTATACAGCCGAAGAATTTTGCCATAAATTTCTATTTATTGATCGAATCGTTTTGTTTATTGCTTCACTTAAAGGAATTTCATTGCCTCGAAGATTATATAAATCTTGAAAGGAAGCTCCGTATATTCCGCTGTCAGACAAGAAAAACAAATTACTTCCTACTTGAACTATGCTGTCTTTTGCTACGCATCCTATTTCTCCCGTAACAAGACTCGTTACTGCCTGAGATATATTTATAGTGCTAGTAATCGTATGTATGCTATTTCGATTAAATATTAATAATTGATCGTCAGAAAAAGAATGAAGACCTACAATAAAATCAGCAGTTCCCGCAGTTAATTGTTTTGTGTTAGGAACATCGTCATAGGTGTTAATGTCTAGCCCGTTAGAAAAAATTACTTCATCTTTAGTTTTTCTATCGGAGTAAGTTCCTGGAGCACTTCCTACTGTATATTCGTAGGGAACGACCAGCCTTCCGCCGTGATAAACCCCAAACGGAGGAGCTGGCATACGAACGTATCCTACACCTTGAGATACTGGTTTTGTAAAATGAGCTTGACTATTTGAAGAATCATTCTTTTGTGCAAAAAATGAAAAATTATTGTCATCAACAACTGCTCCAACAAAATACGCTTCACCCAAAATTAATGTAGTTGATCCTGGATCTACAACGATTATTTCATCTCCAACTGCGAGGCCGTGAAGATCTGATGCAACTGAAACAACATTATTTGTTATTGATGTATTATTTGAAGGATTTCCAATTCTTTCGGGTTGCTCGTAAGCTCCACTTTTTACTTTTGTAAATCCAGAAAAAGCAGTTCCAGTTCCAATTCCTGCTGCGGTTGCAATAAAAACTTCACCTACAGTTCCCGTAGTGGCTCCTACGGTTGTCCAAACCGTGTCTCCTATTGAATCAATTTTATAAGTTTTTCCAATATCAAACTTATCAACGGTAACAGAAGTAACGACTCCATCCCAAACTAAAGAGGTTTTTCCTCCTGTAAAAAGAATTACTTGCCTAAAAGCTTGAGTTAAAACAGATAATTCTCCTAAATTATAAGATGGAGGATAGGGAACTTTACTTGCTGTTCTTGTCTCTAAATTACTCGCGATTGCTTCGCTATTTTGAGCAGTAATAATATACTGGCTGGAAGTTTGGCTTGGGTCAGAATAAGCGCAGGATGCCCAAATTCTGGGCTGTGCATTATTATTTATAACTGGAGGTGTTCCAACGTCATCTAATACAAAATTAAGGGTTAGCCCCTCGGTTCCAGAAACTAATTCACTTGTAATAACTTCAATGCCTTTTCTGACTTGCCATTCGCCATTTAGACCCATACGACCGTTGCGAGAGTCCGCAAGGACACCTGACTTCAACTGATCGGGTCGAAACCTATTATTAAAGCCAAAGTATCCAGTGTCGAACTCATCGACAATTTTAGAATCATTTGCTCCGTATCCAGAATAACGCGGCATATTTTTAAATTACTACTTTCGTTTACGAACAGATTTTTTAGGCATATTTCCGGCTGCCCGTTTCATTGGACGTTTATTCATGGCTTTTTTGGCGGGGGGACGACCTACTTTACTTCCGTATGTTCCTTTTCCTTGTGGCATATCTATTTTTTCCTTAGTTGTTTTAGTTTAATGTTTTTTTGACAGTAGCATAAGTCTTTAAGCTCACACATTTGGATAGATTTTAATATGGCGTTTTTTGCTTTTCGCCCATCCGTTTCGTTTAAAGCTTGCCCTAGGGGACATTTTTTCATTACTTAGATTTCTTTTTAGGAAAACCTTTTTTCATGTTACTGAATGCTTTTTTACTAACAGTAGATTTGCTTTTGGATCGGCTAGTTCCCGCTTTTTTTCGCTTGTTTATGTTTTCGTATAAGCTCATTTTAAAGTTTTACGTGACATTTTCTTGCCACTACCAGGATTGCGAGGCATTGGTGCTTTAGGTTTTCCGCAACTACATTTTTTCATATTATTTAATTTGAGATGAACCAAAGTAGAATCCCACAATGGCTAAGGCAGTCTGCCTAATTTCGGGTAAAATGACAAATCCCTGCACGGTGTCCCATTGCAGGCTCTTAAATAGCCCTAGAAAGCCGTTTGTCTCTCTGCCTATGGTAACCCCTACATTTGTCCATGCGAAGACGAATGGGGCTATTACAATGGCAAAGACGGTTGCTATTACTAAAAACCTGCGGACTAGGACTCCCCCATCACGTTTGGCAGCAGCATCAGCCGAGGCATCTGCCATCTGTTGAGACGTAATCATGCGCTCAAACTGACGAGCCTGATTGTCCATCTGAGTGCCAATAAGCTTCATTATGAAGCCACTGACACCTCCTCCGAGCATTGCTAGTAGTTCTGGGGTCATTATTTGTCTTTAAGTTCTTTAATTACTTTAATTGCAGATGCAGCCATGTAAATAAAGGTTGCAAGACCTACGCAAAAACCGAGGACTTCATTAATAGGAGAAAGCTCTATAGTGGCTATAAAACCACCAGTGCCAACAGTTGATCTGTATATGATGTCATTCATCAACAAATTATGCCTCCATTTGGAATGATTTCCAACCTGATCCTCCCAGAAATCCTTGGAATTTGTTTAAAGTAGTATTATAAACGACAGTTCCATTGTTCGGGTTGCTAGGTAAATCAGCAGTAGCATAATGACCAATTCTAACATAATTTTCAAAGAAAGCACCTCCTACAACTTTGAGTGCTGTATCTTGCACTCCACCTGTATTGCCGGCTACAATGTGTAATGTAGAATCTGCGGTATCTCGATTAATTCCAATCCTTGCACCAGTTGAACCGTCAATCTTCCTAATTACCATTAAGTCAGTAGGAGACTCATCATAATCCCTAAATCGGTGCTCCTTGGCATCATAATTTATTGGTTGAGCCGTGCCAGTTGTAGTTCCTAGACATTGAATTTCAGTTACGCCATAGAGTTCTACCCCGTTTGTATTTGCTTCACCAATTTTTACTTTACCATTTGTAGTAGTCTGCCCGGCAATTCGCATTGCTTGACCGCCCGATAAGACCAAATCGCCTGCGGTTGATCCATCGCCAGCAGTTGCACCTCCCCTTATATTAAGGTCTTGCCCTGTTACTGCGCCTCCACCTGCAGTCCCTGTCAAAAACCCTTCTATGCTACTGCTGTCTACACGAATCCCGTCTGTAAACCTAGTCTGACCATCGGTTACATATGGTGGCCCAACAGTTCCAAATTGAATTGGACTAAGTCCGCTTGCTGTAAATGTTGGAGATGCGGTAGGCGCAGCACCTACATTGGTTAGTATTGCCGCATTGTCTGCGGATCGTAGCATAGAATCTACATCGGATGAAACTGTTATATCTGACATAATTATTGTGGTCTAGTGTATTTAAAATTTGTTCCTGGTTGCAGAAAGGTGAACCCGCTATTGTCGCTTCTTAGATAGTAATACGGCACTGGCGCAACTCCGCTCAACGTCTGCTCACCGCGTAATGAAAGTTTTAAACCTAGAAACATATTAGTTTAGAATCGGTGCAATGCAACTAAACCGCCGCTAATAGACACGCCTGTAAATTCTCCATACAAGACAGTGCCAGCGGTAAAAGAAGTTAACAAGAGTGCCGGGTTAGTAACTTTGCTAGTTGTAACTACATCCAAAGTAGAATCTTTAAGGAACTGTATTGCTCCAAAAGTTCCAGCAGGAGAGCTAGATGCAGAATTAATTATCGCAGAACCTGCGGAACTAAATTCTAACGTTTGATTTTTTGAACTATTCATTTTATTATCGGGATTGTCTGTTTACGTAAGTTGAAATTCTTTTTCCAACAATGTTAGTGTTAGATGTTATACTAGCTTTGCTAAGCTCAGTATCTAGGTATTGTGCGCCAATTTGTTCTTCTATAATAGCTTTTTCATTTTGACCGTCCATGCGAAGAAAATCTGCATAAACAACGTGAGCCATAAAATAAAAAAATTCTAAAGGAATACGGGTGGTTGCAACTATCTCTGGAACTTCTTCTTTGTATGTAACAAATACGGAGCTAGATGAACCGCTTCGCATATTTAACAACGATGCTCCATCCCCAGTTACATAAAACTCATATTCAATTGTAGAGTTTCGATCAAATGGTTTATCCCTATGGATGCGCAAAAATTCTCCAATGTCTTTTTTGCTTGTCTCTGTAAAAGGAATTACACCATTTGCGCTAACGGCACGAGCTTCACCAGCTACCAAATACCGGGGCCAGAAATCATACGCATCAAAAGCTTGCTTAAACCTTCGGTTTGCAAAATTTAATATGTAATTAGTTTCTTCAGAGGTAAATTCATTTACGCCAGCTAAAGACTTTATTAAATCAAATAATTCAGAATATGGTCTGGTCTGCATTATACTTTGTTAGGACTAAGATCGCTAAATGTCTTGTTGTAATACTTTAAAAATTCTTTAGAATGAACGTGCTCTTGCCCGTATTTTTTAATCATTCTGAAATAGTCTCTTGAAGGGATTGTTGCTACGCATTTACCAAGAACTGGGTGCGTTTTGCCTCGCTCTTGGGTCGCTTCTTTTCGAGCAATGTTTGACCGTTTGGATTCAAAATGTTTCTCTTCTTTGAAATTCCGTTTAATTTCATCAACAAAAGCAGCATCAATTGCTTCTTGTGTGATTTCGCTAGGCTTGGTAATTATTTCCATAATAAAAAGGCAGGGGGCTTTCGCCCCCTGACCAGAATTATTTAAGCTTGTCCTTGGATGAGACCGTGAGCCTGTGGGTGATAAACACCGAGGGTCAAAGCACAATCCACGATACCACGCTCACCACCACCAAGATTTGGCAGACGAGAAGTTCCCATTGGGATCAGCTCGTGAACACCGTAGTATTCAGGGTTTACGAGGAAGCCAGAACCCTTGTTTGTTGCTTGTCCGAAATTGGGCATGCAGACAGGGTTACCATTAATGATTGACACGATACCGTGATCGCTTTGATAAAGCTCAACAGAGAGCTTGATCTGAGCAGATCCACCTTCGTAGTTTACATCACGGATGCTAGTTTCACCAGCGGGCTGTAGGCGAGCAAAGTCACTTACAGTGCGGCGGAGACCAGTGTTGGCAACGAGGCTAAGATTGTTAACAGAACCATTTACTTCAAATACAGAAGTAATAAGGTCGTTAAACGCAGTTTCGTTGAACGCAACAGCAGTATCTTCAGCTTGTGTGTAGATGCTAGTGGCAGGCGTTTCAAAGCCAGTTGGAACACCGACTCCAGCAGCAGGAGCACTATCAATATAAGCGGCAAGACCGTTCATCTTATAAGGAGTTGCAGCTGCGGCTTGTTGCTTAACGTTAGCAGAACATAGAGTTTTTTCTACGTCACGCTTTAGTTCACGAATTGCTTTAGCTTCAGCTTGTGCAATCTTAGCAGGGCCTACAGAATCAACAGCTTCTTGAAGCTCAGATACCTTGTAGTCACGACGGAACTTTTGAGTGAAGTTACCCATGCGAGCACGACCTTCAAATTGGTCGGTGAATGTAGTAACGTCAGCACCTTCAATAAGTCCATCTGTAACAGGAGCTGAAAGAACATCGACTGTCCATTCTGTGTCAGTTGCGGATGCCTTCTTTTTAGAGGCAGAGGAAAGAATCGGAGTTTCTTCAGGTGCGAGGATAGTCAAGACATCAGTCAAGTCTTCGCGATTGGAAACTGCAGACCCCGGATTTGTTGTATCATATGTGTTTGAGAATGACATAATTTTATCGGTTTTGTAGTTGTAGGGTTCTTAATTTAATGAAGTCGCTGCTGTCTCCAGTGTTTTTAAATTGTGAGTGATAAGCTTTTGCTTTCTTTTTTGCACTAGGTCTTGCTGGCGTTGCAGCGGTTGACCCAGCTTTAGGTGGACTTAGCGAAACTGTTTGTTTTGCTGGTTCACTGTTTATAGGTAACGCTTTGCGTCCATATAGACTATTAGCAGCATGAGCCAATAAATATGGCAATTGCGCTTTCATCTCTGGACTAGCTGACTTGAATGATTTTGCTAGGCGGGGATCTTTGATCATAGCATTATATTTTTTGCTTATATCATTTTTTTGATCCTTCATCCAGGGGAGCTCTTGAACTGCTCTTCGAGCAAATCCATTTCGCATCTGAACACCTTGCGCTTCACCTTTAAGCACGTTGAATTGCATAGGAATATGCTTTGTCTTAGACTTTCTTGCATTCTTTAATGCGTTTCTAACATCTTTTTTGGTATAATCTTTACCTTCGACGCTAGTAACAACATCATTTCCTGTATAATCATCTGAATCGAATAATACTTCTTCGGCCCATTCAATTACATCAGAAAGTTCTTTAGACTTTGCATTTAGTGCTTTTGGATCTTTTATTTCCTTATACGGATTTGATTGGATGTCTTCATCAGAATAATTAACTTTTGGTCGAGCTGATAGCTGTTTTTCTAGTTTAACAGCTTTTTCTTCCGCAGCTTTTCGCCGGGCAGTAAGTTCGCCAAACCTAGCTACTGCTCGAGAGCCTAGTTTTTCTGATAGATCCTTTAGATCCGATTCGGACAAATTGTCCAAGTCTGTTACCTGAGAAAGAACGTCTGGTTGATTCCGTGGCACTGCTTTCGCTGGTTGCGTCGGCTGAGCTTTAGAATTACCTTCTGTTTTTGCTTCACCCTCTAACCTTTTCTCAACAAAATCTTGTTGGGAAATATTAGATGATTCATTAACTGTAGTTGACGCTGTATTTTCAACGGAATCAGCGGTCTCCGTTTTGACTTCATTTTGCATATTGTTTCCACTCTTTTACGCTGAGCGATAGCGATATTTATATATTAACATACGTATCAACCCCTAAACTTCGGAATTGATATTACGTATAGAATCTTTATAGTCACACATCTCTAAAAGTTGATCGTAGGACAAAATTCTCCCAGATATTTGCTGCACTTTGTGTGGCTCTGCATCGTGAAGATCTGCAATTTGTTCGTCCTTGAGGATTTCAACAAACTGTAAGAATCTTACAAATGCACTATGGGTTTTAAGGGTGCTAATGTCGGTTTCTATATCAGTCATCTGATTCTTGGGCATATTTTCTTAGGGCATCAACAACTCGATCCATGCGCTTTTTAATGCCGTCACTATCTTCGTAGGCATCAACGTCATTGGTAAATTCATCTGCTGCTCCTTCAAAATTGCCCTCGTTAATAAGTTTTAAAGTATTTGGACTTCCTTGAATTAGACCTCGGTATGCTGAATTTACTAATTCCATTTTTAAATAAAATGGAAAAGAATCAAAATCTTCTATTTTGTCCCTAACTTTCCTGTTAGCGTCATCAATGTCTATTTTGAGCAATTCAACAGCTTCTTCTTCCGTGAGACCATCGTCATACGTGCCAGCTGCTTTTTCTTCGGCTGTAATCTTGTGACCATAAGCTACTATGGTTTCATCCTCGTCTATTACGTGAGGATACCACCTGTCATCTTCTTTTCCGGCTCCTATGCTATTTTCTAACTCTTTAAGGATTTCTATTTGAGAATTTTCTTCGTCTCCTGAATAATATTGACTAGACGACTCTTCTTCAGATTCTTCCTCGTCTTTAATAAAATCAGAATACATGATAATGTCTAAGCTTTCGTCTTCTTCATCCTCAATTTTCTCTACTCCTACTTCTCCTTGAGGCATATTAAGGGGCATACGTTCAAACATTTCGTCTTCTCGACTTTTAGCATATTGCTCTGTGGTCATTGATTTAGACGGTTCTGGAACAGACTCTAAGTCTATTTCTTCCATCATCAATTCAACTTCATCAAGATCTTTTTCAGATGCTTGTTGTATTAACTTTTTTAATTCTTCTGGAGTAATGTTCATATTATTCAGCGTTAACAGGAGCAGTGCTAGTCCCGCCCATTTCAGCGGGTGCAGTCCCAAGTTTACCAATTTCAGCGTTTTCGGCTTGTTGCATTTGGAATTGATATTGTTGCACATACTTCTCAAGCCTTGCCTTAAATGCTTCGTCTTCTTGCAGTCTTTTCGTAATATCAGGCTGCATGGTGTATTGTTGAATTATCTGCATTGCAATTTGAGCACCATTAGGACGAGCGTTAAGCTCTATACCAGCGTATATTTTGGCTAAATCATCCGTAACATTCTTTTGTGCATCTTCGGCAGCATCTTCAGCGGGATTAATAGCACCATCGGCTAATACAGGATCAATAGCTGCCGCAGCTAGTTCTAAGAGCCTGTCAATATTAATTCTACCGTTCCTATCAAGGCTAGTTAAGTTCATCATTTGACCCAATCGTTTTTCTTGTGTCTCTGGATCTGAATTGAGAACGTCGTAAGTTACAAAAATATCAAAGTTTTCGTCGGGATCTCCCTTGTCTAGAGTCATTTCTTCCGAAACTCCTGTTACCCTAAAGAATATTGAGTCAGGGCCAAACCTCTGGAAACACCTGTAAGCCTGGCGCAAGACTTCTGCCGAGTGATTTAGAAATTTGTCTACTAAGAATTGTTTTCTTACTTGACCCATGTTTGACTCGTCTAATCCAATTAGTCGGTCTGCTTGTTCTTGAAGGGTTTGTTCAATTTCAACAGAGCCAACCGGAGCAGGAGGACTTGGAGCAAACTCAATATCCCCTTTCCTGCGGTAAGGAATGAATCGACCCGGACCATACTCGCGAGGTGCTTGACCTTTTGGGTGCATGAGTGGAGGTAGAGTTGCCCAACTGTTTCTGTCGATCCGAGAATCTCTTTCAATTTTAATTTGATCTTGGATGCCTCGAAGGAGGTAAGATACCGTAGGGGTATCATATAGACGTTTGCTATCTTCTGATAAGCGAGTGACAACAACTGGGTAATCTTCATATCCATTTAATAATTCAAATTTTGCATAAGGTTGAACACTTTCTCCGTTTATAGAGCTTAGATTTCTGTGAAAAATAGTTTCGTAAATTCCTTCAGATCCATCTTCTGGGTCAATCAGCCTTTGATAGCCATGAATAATTTCAATAAGCTCACTGGCAGTTTCTGTAGAGCTATTTATAGCTATATTAGAAGCTGGGGTGCTAGAGCTATCTTGTTCAATAGTATCCCCGGAAACACCCCGATAGTGGTCAACTACATAATCTACAAAGTCCTCATCCCAACCGTCGGTAATTACTTTATTTTCTAATTCTTGTGCAGTGTAAAATGTTCTCCAGAAACAAAATGGCGCACGTTGCGGATCTGTTACGTAAGAAGGAAAAAAGAAATCTCCGTCGGGTGAAAGTGTTTTAATGTCAGGAGCATCTACTTGCTGACGAACGATAGGAAGTTCTGCTTCCCCATCTTTCATTAATTTTTTTATAGCAATTTTAGCTTTTTTGTCGGTAACTCCTGGGAATAAAGCTTTTAACAATTCTATTGTGCTTTCTTCCCCAAAACCCTGAGCTAATGCTTCGGATAGGTCAGGTGCTATTTCTGCTATTTGTTCAAGGTCAAGACGCTGCAAAAACCTTCTGTCTTCACGTTGCCATCCTACGTATGTAATTAGTATCCCTCGCTCTAACAAATAGTTAGCACCAAGCTCCATTTCCCTTTGGAAACGAGGGATATATCCAGACGAAACCATCCATTTAAGGAAGCTGGATACGACTTTAGCCTTAGCCAAGTCGTCTATCGCTACAGGAAACGCCCGAATGTTTGCTCGGGCAAGCGATGAAACAAATAAAGATACTAGACGAGTAATGCGCTCATCAATAACATGGCTTTCCATGTCGGATGCGCCTTCCCAAGGAAACGCATCAGCTCCGTGCTTTCGGAGGTCTCGGCTCTTGCCGGGCCAGAAGTTTCGACGGTCATCATAACTAGTCCTGCAAAGATCAAAGTATGCACTTAGTTCAGATGTTGTTCTTTCGTATGCAGAAATGAGTGTGCCTATGCTAGGCTCCTTTCCCACGTAAGTTAAATCTTCTTCGTATGTTTCGTTTTCCATGGACAATTAAGATAATTATAACATACCTAGCAAGAGCTCTAGGACTAATCCAAACATTGTAACAATATTGTCTATCGTTTCAGTCATCCTTTAGGTGGTTTAACCATTTTATATCGAATTTCTTCGCCTATGGAATCCATCTGAACGTATATGTATTTTGACAACATTCCCTTTTGATGCCCTAATTTAATCCTAACTATTACATTTTTACAAATGTCCTTTAAGTTAACCATTACGAATAATGGGTTAGGGCAAAGACGGGTAACCCTTCCCCTGTAAATAACGGGTATATGCACTATGGAATCCATAGCTATTTGACCAGCTTCGCTGATCCACATGCCTTTACCTTTACCGCTAAGCATGTCTTCTTCTAGATTGTTAAAAGCAATATCTTTAGCTTCCTCGAAAGAAATGCCAAAATCATCTGCTATTTCTGTTAATCGTTTTTTCATTAGTATCCTCCTGATCCTACCTTGGTTGATTCAAGGCTGTTGTTTGTGAAATGATCTGGCCCGAGCCCTCCGTTGACCATTCTTAAATATCTGATTAAATCAAAGAAATCCTTTAAAGCTTCGTCTGATTTACCTTTTGATTGATAGTTGATTAGTGAATCAATTAAATTACCGCACTCACTACTAATATAACATCTAGGTCGATTCACTAGGTCTATGTCATTATCTTCGTTGTATTCAAACCACTCGTCTAGTGCTACAATGCCATCTTTTTCCATCATCCCAGAGCTAGGGATAAAATCCATGCCGCAGTCAGAGAAAGATTGAAATAGGTCTACGTTGTTTTCGTTCTCTCTGGCAAAATACCTAGAGTCACCAATTCTTTCGTGAGCCACTACGCCCATATCTTCTTCTATTTCCTTAAATAAGTCTGCGTAGCCCTTTACGTCGTGACCTATCTTCTTAGATGCCGGCCCATACTTCCACTTTGGATCTCCAAAGGTAGCCCATTCTCCGTAGCTATCCCTATCAGGCCACTCTTTTACGATGTATATGTAGCCCTGAGCGTCTACCGCAGCCCACAAAGATACGAAGTTTCTTGCGCCAGCAGGGTCAACTACTTGATAAATAGTATATTTTTGCCTGTTTCTAATGTCAGGCAACTTTTCACCGTATTTGTTGGGCTCCTCCGTAAGGACGTTTACGGTGGTGCTAAACTTCGGTAAAAGGGCTGTGATGCTTCTTACAGGGTAGCCGTAGGCACGAACAAGGATCTGTTCCTCTGATCTGCCCCTTAGGTCTTTCTTAATACGCTCATAGCCACCAAAAGGGTTCTCATCCGAATGCAGATAGATAATAGCAGCATCTCGATTTGGGCTATACTGCTTTACTGGTAGCCTTCTGTTGCTTAACAACTCGGCTTGTCGAGTCTCTAAGGTCTCTGCTCCCTTAGCGTAATCGCCTATAAATGGGGTATATCCATCAATAGGAGTAAACCCAATAAGCATTGAACTATCTCTGGTAGCAAGACGAAAGCGCAGGGTGTCGACCAAGGTTGCATCCCCCAGGTATTCATCGAGCCAAGCACCAACATTGAATCCAGTCGGCTTGGGAAAGCCAAACTCAAAACCTTCAAGTATGCTTTGGTTGTTACTAAATTGTGTATATGTTTTAAAATCAACACGGGTTCTGGTGTCAGGAAAGATAAAAGATTTGGCGGTAAAGCCATTCTGCATAGAATAATTAATATATCCTTCGATACCCTTGGTCTTCTTCTTGAACTCCCTTGGCATCATTTCCCAGATTGCAGACTGTTGCACCTTAATAGAGGTGTCTTCATTCTGGCTAAAGCATACGATGTGTCCATCCATGCTCTCTGTAACCGCCTGCATTATTATCTTAGCGCAGCCAGTAGTTTTGCCAGATCTATTACCACCTAGGGCTAAGACCTCATTATAATTAGACATCCCCCATTTGATCCTGTTCCAACCATCTAGGTCAAAGCCATGCTTTAAGGGCTCATTGGCAGCACTTACAATAGCTTCCTCGTGAGACTTATGCCACTTAAGCAGCTCCTCCGAGCCTTCTTTAGTCTCGGTAAGTCTTACAATCTCTTCGTCAGTTGGGGGACTGAGAAGAGGATGATGGGTAAAGTCAATCATTTATAATGTTACCGACCCGGGCATAGCCAGCCATGTCTACCCAGTTATCGCGCTTGTTGGCGTTCATCTGACGGGTAATCTTTAGTGCTACCATAGCTAATGCTACCTGGTTTGGCGTTATTTCCTTCTCAAAGATAACTGACCACATGGTTGATACTCGGTCGAACTCGACCTTGCAATCGCCGTATTCTTCGTTTCTTGCACCCTTGGTTATCTCTAACGCTTCTTCTAGTATATCTTTGCTCATAGTTTTATTACGGAACCTCCATCGTCATCATCATCTTCGTCATCCCAGATTATGTCCATGTCGTCTGCACTGTCTTCAATGAGGTCTTTTGCTCTGTCTATGAGCATAATAGCAACCATCCAGTTGTTGTAGTCCCAGATAAGGTTGCCTTCCCTGTCTATTGCTATGACAGCATAGTTATCGAAATGCTCTGATAACCTGTTCTTTATGTAATTTAAAGACTTATTCCCCATCTTGTTCATCTATTATATCGGCTTTCTTGATCCTAGATAACACCTGTTCTCTTAGTTTCTGAGCATCCTCGATAGTAGCTACCTTGCGCTCCTCAGTTATGACCGTGGCATCGCCACGAGAGGTAGAGGCTTCTCTGTGTGCGTTTGTTAGGGCTATAGACAGATCCTTGAGATCCTTGAATGATGCCTCGATGTCACCTTCCTCTAGGCGTTTACGCAACTTACCTACTAAATCCTCAGTAAGAGAGCTGAGATTGACGTAGTTACGACCCGATAGCTTACCCCCAAGCTCCCGAAACTTGCCCTTGTGGTCTGCGTAATCGACCAAAGTGTTGATAACTGTCTCCCGATCAAAGCCATGCTTCTTAACCATAGCTGTCTGAGATACGCCAGTGCCATACAGATAGAGGATATTAGCCACTTTTTCGGGGTCATACCTGCTCAAGCTCTTAATTTGTTGCGCTTCCTTATGATAGGCAACATCTTGTATAGCTGACTTGATCTCGGACACCAGGGCCTTCTTCTCTGGGGTAATGTTTTCTCTATTTTCCACTAAGGGA